TAATAAATAAAATTCAAGCATCTTTGAATGGTCTTTATATATATCAACCATTTTTTTCATATTATTAAGTGCGAATTTAGTTATACGCAAATAAAAACCTAAATCAGTTAGGACTTTTGAATAAATATACATAATATTTATTTCATAATTATGAGCTTGATATACATAATCCCAATATGGGTCGCAAAATAAGGGTATATATTCGCTATATGTATAGAAAAGTCTATAATTGAGATAATACATAATTACTTTGAATATATCATCTTTCATATGGGGATTGCGGTTTAAATATTTTATAATATGTGATTCAAATAAAATATAATCATAATTTATTTTTTTTAGAATTTCTAATGAAAAATCAAATAATTCAATAAAAGCGTCAGCGGACTTTAACCATTCGGCTTCTCTTTCTTGTTGTTGTTTCAATTTGACTTTTTCTGCTTCAAATTCTTCTGGGGTATACAAATCTGAATCTGAATATGGATAATCATCAATATAGTATCCGTTCATTTTATATAACGCCGCAACAGAATTTATTAATGTAAATTAAATTATAAAAAAATCAATTATATACATAATATATATATAATGATATATAATACATTTAATGATTTTGGGAATCCTTATTTATTGAATAAATATGGCGAGGGAACCTTTGGAGAAGTTTTTACATATGAAAATAGATATATATATAAGAAATATAAAACTGTGGATTCAAGGGGATTAATATATGATACATTAAGGGAGATATTTGCTTATAATTATTTTAGTAAAATAAAGATTCCGCCGTGCCCTAAATTACACGGTATTATTTTGGGTAAAATAGAATATGGTATAATAATAGATAAATATACATATACCTTACAGAAATTAAATAATACAATATTAACAAAGTATTATTTTAATATAGCGGAACAATTATTATTTCATTTATGCACTTTATCATTATTTGGTTTTGCTCATAGGGATATTAAGCCATCAAATATAATTTTGGATATTGTAAATAATGAACCAATATTAAAATTAATTGATTTTGGTAGCACAAGATATAAGAGATTTTATTTGGACGAATTGGAATTATCAAATGATATCTGCACATTGGCAACAAGGGCGCCTGAAATATTGGAAAATAGATTTAAAGGATTTTATGGTAAATATGACCCAAATTTATTGGATATTTGGTCTGTTGCGGCAACATTGTATTATATATTATCGCCGGAGAATTATATATTTAATAAAATAACGGAACAAAGTCAATATGATATTATTAAAATAAATTTAATTAATCCTGATTCAAGATATAGTGTAATATCAAATATTAATAATAATATAATAATAAAATCGATTAAAGATAAACAAAGATTACAATTATTATTTGATTTATTAGATAAAATGTTAAAATTTAATCCTGGAAATAGAATAGATATAAATAATATAATAGAACATCCTTTTATGAACAATGTAAGAGCAAGATTATTAGATAATATAAGAAATGATATGGATACAACAATAATCTGCACTCAGGCGCATTTGTCGGATATTAGAAGAATAGATTTTGAATGGTTAATAACCTTTGTAAAACAATATGAGTTAAATTTTCAATTGCCATTATTATTGACGATATTAATAATAGATAATTTAATAAATTTAAAAGTAATAGTAAATAAAATATATTATATAACAGCATATATAATATCAGCGGAATTATTACAGCCTAAATCAATAGATATAAAAAGTGTAGCAAACAGAGCACATATTAATATAAATGATATAATAAAAACACAAATAAAAATAATAACATATTTGCCAAATTTATATGAAATTATAGCGGATTCTTCAATAATAGAATGTTTAGACGAATATAATGAATTAGAATTAATTAAAATAGCAATAATATTAAAATTATATTATCCTCATAAATATTATGGCAATAATAATGAATTAAATATTAGAGACTATATAATAAATATATATAAAGGAAATATTAATTTATCCAAAGCGGATTCATTGAGTGATTATAATGTGAGAATATTGAATTAACTTTGGCACAAGAGCAAAGTAAAAGCAACAAAAGCCCCCCTAAACCCCCCTAAACCTTATGCCAAATATTTATAACCTGGAATAAGTGTTTCGCGGCCATTTTCAATTTTAATTTCCTCAATTCTTTCCAAATAATTTTGGTCAATAAGGAATTCAATTTGTGGTTTAATAATTCTAATATCTGGCCTGAAAGTTTCGGCCATCATATTAATAAGTTCAAATATTAGCACACTATGAGGCATTTCTTTACGTGCTTTCATAATTCGCACAATTGCTGCTTGTAATTGATAGATACGTTCTGCCGCAATGGCTGTTTCGGAATCATATTTCATTTCAAGAACAGGTAATGGCAATTTAATTTTATTCATTTTGGGCTTAAATCCACGATTAATTTCAATAACATCCGTATTTTCTAATTTGCTACTCATTGGAATTTTATTAAGAATTTGTAATTGTTTGTTGAATAGCATTGAGCCAAGAATATTTTTAAGATTTACGGAATCAAGATTTAATATTGAGCAAATATTATTAATGGTTAATCGCGTGCCATTATTAAGATATATAAGAATAGCTGCTTGTAATAAATGACAATCAACAATAATTTTCCTCCCGCCGATAATTAATTCAAGTTGTATAGTGCCATAACTATTAACAACAATAAGTCGTTGAGTAGGGCACTTTTCTTGGAATTCTTCATCAATATAATCAATATATTCTTGAATTTCTGGGGGATATATAACATCTTTAAATATGGTAAATGTTTGCCAATATTTATCATTTAGAATTAGTATTTCATAATCTTCGTCTTTGACTTTGTTATCTTGGGCATATTGGAAATTATTTAATAGATTAATAATTTTATTAATATTATAATTTAATTTTTTCATAATGGATAGAATATTTTTCTCGGTATCAATAGATATGATTTTATTTAAAAGAAGTCGTTTTGAAATATTAGTAATATATGTATCAATGAAAACATCTTTATCCATAATACATCCTAAAATATTATTAAAAAGTTTATTAATTATGGCTTCAATTTCCATTTCATTTTTAATTTCTGTTGCCCCAGATAGCAAATTATCGGTATGTTTATTAATTAATAATTTAATATCAATATCTGAGCTGCCGGTTAATCTAATGAAATAATTTACTTTATATTGTTGTAAGATTTTGTTATTATTTTCAAATAGTGAATCAAACATATAAATATCTGCTACATATTTTTGATAAATTGCCAATAATTCGTTAATATTCTTATTGTTAATTTTATTCTTTTCGCGAGTATAATGTTCTTTCAAACTTTCAATAGTATCTTCAAAATATTTTTCATATTGAATTTTATAACACTCAATCATTTTTTTAGTGAAATCTTCTTTGTTGGCAATAATATTATTTCCATTGATTATTGTAAATATTGATTTGAGCATTTGTGAATTTGTGGTAATTATTTCTTCGGAATTGTCTTTTGTAATTAAATTATTCCATCCGGTTGTAATTAAATATGGCAAATTATCAATAATATGATTAATATAAATGTTTATAATAGAATCAATATTTAATTTGATTGTTGTAATGGGCAAATTAATTGCCGATTCATATTTGATAATATCCATTAATTTATTAATATATAGATATAAATTGTCGCCAATTCCGGCGAATGATTTAATATCAATAGTAGAATAAAACATAACTGTATTTGTTGTAATTTTATCTTGATATGTTGTATTATAGATATCATTTTGAATAAGTTCAATCTTTTTGAAATCTTCTAAGAGGGAAATTGTTCCAATATTATTTTTACCAATAATAAAGATAAGGTTAATAACATTATTAATATTAATGTTAAATTTATTATCACAATATGTATTATATAATTGCGCATTACGATAAGCACTAATATTGGCTTCTAAGTATTCAATAAGCGCACTACTCTTCTCTTCAAGGAATATTTTTTGAATATGAGTCAATGAATAACCAACCATATTAAAAATCTCTCTCTTATTATAATTAAATAGATTAATAAGTAATTTTAGGTCAAGCTCATAAACAAGCATTTTATCTGTTGGCAATGTGATATGTTTATCAATAACAATATTCAATTGAGTTGTGAATATTTTTATATATAGGTTTTTAAGCAATTGTTCAAATTCTTTATTATGTTTTTTGAAAATACTAATAATAGAATATAGATAAGAATAAAGAGTTTTATTATAAACAATACTTTGTTTAATATTAATGCCAAGAATATCTTTAATAATCTTAATGTTGTAATATTTAACAGATTTAGTCAAAATCTTTTCTAAAATGTCATAAGGAATGTTCTTTGTTTCATTACCGGCAATAATTGTATCATACAAAAACTTTGTAAATGCTTCTTGTTTGGACATTTTTTTGTTTTATATTTATATATATTAAATATAAAAAAATCAATTTATGGCTATTTTGCCTCAGCCTCTACACCATTAATAGAATAAATAATTTCATTAGATATATTTTCATCGGCGCCGGCGCCATTAACAAAGGTAGCAAAGGTATTTAATTTGGTAATATTAATAAATGGATATTTATTATATTTTAGTTTGGATATAATATTATATTTTTCATTGGGATTAATTTTATATTTATATATAATTGTATTTTGCTCACTAATTGAATTAGTAACAAGATTGAATATAAAATCACAATGAATATATTCGCCATTAGATATAGTAATATATGGATAAATATCATTAATGGGGGGAGTATGTATAAGAATAATATTAGTATATGTTTGATTTTTAATATTTATTTCTTGTTCTTTTGTAATATTATTACATATTATATATACAGGTTTAAGATATTTATTAATATTAGTAATAATATTACAAGGGAAATTTGTATTTAATATTTCTTCTTTTTTGTTGATTTGTATATTGTTATTAATAAAATAAATGGTTTTATCTTTGTTAAAATATGTTATATATATTTTATTTTTTTGTATAATATTATTAATAATATTATAGATATTTAAATCAATATCATATATATTATTTTTGGTTTTACAATCAATTATTAGATAATTGGCATCAAGTGTATTTTCTAAGGACCACGTGCTTTCACACGCGCGTTCTCTATGATTAATATCAAAATTGTTAAGTATATTTTTTTGGATATAATAATAAATATCATTTAAAGGTTTAATAAGATATGTAATATAATTATAATTTAATTCTTTTAATAATATATTAGTATTGATTTCATCTTTGTTTCTATATATTTGTTTAATATTATTATTAATATATATTATTACAAAGTATTCATCAATAAAGATATTATCAAAAATTACTTGCGCATATGGAGATTTAATCCCAACAATTAAATGATTAATGGGTTTAATTGGAG